GAAAGGCCCTGTTCGTAAACACCAAGAATGGATACCCAAGGTTCCCGCTTTGGCCCCAAGGAGGTATAATGGTTGATAAAGAACAAAACGAAGAGGAAGAACTAGAGCCTACCCCATATCAGAATGAATATAGAAGGACTCTCTTAGATTCTGATGAAGAAGAAACAGAAGAACTAAATCTTTCTGACCTTCCTGAAGAGGCAAATACTCAGAAAGATGAAGGACTAATTTCTAAGAAACAGGAACATGATTGGCAAAAAAGATATAGTGATCTTAAAAGCTATCATGATCGTCAACGGAATGAATGGCAGCAAGAAAAAGAATTGCTTGATGCTAAAACTAAATTAGTAGAACAATCTACTTCTTTAGCTTCAATGCCTAAAACAACAGAGGAACTTGAAGAATTTAAGAAAGAGTATCCTGATGTTTATGGAGTTGTTGAAACTGTTTCCCGACTTCAAGCAGAAGCAAGAACAGCAGAAATTGAAAAACGGATTGCTGATCTTAATAAGAAAGAAGAACAAGCCAAATACAAAACGGCTGAACAGGAGTTGTTGGTATTACACCCCGACTTTGTAGAGTTAAAAGAAAGTTCAGAATTTTTATCATGGCTAGATTCACAACCTTCTACTATTTCAGATGGTATTTATAAAAACCGAACTGATGCTAGATGGGCTGCTCGTATACTCGACCTTTACAAAATGGATTCTGATATTCAACCAAAGTCTGAATCTAAAAAAGCAGATGCAGCACAAGCTGTTTCTACTACTCGTAAAACAGTACCTTCTACTGGAAACGAGGATAAGAAGATTTGGACAAGCTCAGAAATCTCCAAATTGAAACCACATCAATTTGAAAAACTTGAAAAAGAAATTGATAAGGCTTCAAGAGAAGGGAGAATAATCTAACCGAAAAGGAGACATGATATGTCTGTAGCTACTTCGGCGGGTTATGACAATTTATCTGGTGGTAAATGGAACCCGTCAATATACAGTCAAAAAGTCTTAAAGTTTTTCCGTAGGTCATCGGTTGCTGAAGCAATTACAAATACCGACTATTCGGGAGAAATCGAGAACTTTGGCGATACTGTGAAGATTATTAAGGAACCAACGGTTGCTGTATCTTCATATACTCGTGGTGCTGTCGTCAATACTGAAGACCTTACTGACACTGAAATTACCTTGACAGTTGATCAAGGCAATTACTTTGCTTTTAAGGTTGACGATATTGAAGAACGTCAGAGCCATGTTAACTGGGAATCGTTAGCTACTTCTTCTGGTGCATACCAGTTGAAGAAAGCATATGATTATAATGTTCTAAAGGCTATTGCTGATAATGCAGCCACGGATTCAACGGTAGGGACTGCTGGCAGTTCTATTACTACGAATACTGGTAATTTGGCTGCTGAATATCTATCAAAAGCTAGTAGAGTTTTAGATGAAAACGATGTTCCAGAAGAGAATCGTTGGTTTGTTGCAAATCCAGAATTTTATCAGATGCTTCGTAAAGCGGATGGTAAACTTATGGACGCCAGTGTAACTGGTGAAAGTATGTCGGCTCTGATGAACGGTGCTATTACTAGCCGTAAGATTCATGGCTTTACTTTGTATCAAACTAATGTTATTACAACTTCTACAACTGGTGTAGCTGCTTCTTTCACTGTTGGCCCTGCGGCTACGAGTGGAGAAACGTATGCTCTATTTGGGCATCAAAGTGCAGTTTGTACCGCTTCGCACATTGCGAAAACAGAAGTTATTCGTGACCCCGATAGCTTTGCTGACATAGTACGTGGTTTGCACGTATTCGGTCGTAAGGTTCTTCGTGGTTCTGGCTCTGGCTACAAAGGCGTTTTCGCCGGTGTACCAGACTTAGATAGTTAAGGGAGGATTGAATTATGGCTACTTATAATCGAACCTCCAGTGGTGGAGGTACTGTTGGGCATCCATCGGCTGCTCTACACCCTTATGTTATAACATCACCAGTATATGATGCGGTAGATAATACCTCATTAGCTGGTGGTGATATTGTACAGTTAATTGATGTACCTGCTGATACTATGATTATTGGTGGGTGCCTTGAAGTTCTTGAAGCAGCTAGTAATTCTGCAATCACAATGGATATTGGCTTCACTGGTGGTGATGTTGATTGTTTCCTTGATGGAGATGCATTTGATGCTGGCTTTTCAACTTTTTTGAATGCCGGTTCTGGAACTACTAGTAATAACTGTGTTATGGTTACTACTGCTGATACAATTGATGCTCTTATTCTTGATTCGGGTTCATCTGGCGAAACTGCTGGGCGTTTCCGTATTCATGTTGTAATGGTTGATGTATCTAGGAATCCTGTTGAATCCGCTACGGTGACAACGGGTACGTAACATTTGAGTAAAGGTTTTGTAGGGTTCCTTTTAAAAACCCTACATTATTCTTAAAGAAATTTTGAGGAAAATAGAATGACTAATTGGTTAAGCAATCTTTTTGGTGGTGATGATAAAGTTGCTCCTTCTGTTACCGGACCACATGGACCGGCCACGTTCTCATTATCTGATTTTTCTGAATATTGGGTAGGTAGTAAGGACCATAAAGAGGCCGATGAGAAGGCAGTAGCAGCAGTACAGAAGGCAAAGGATGCTGGAGTAAGAGATAAGAAGAAGCTTAGAGAATTACGTAATCCTGTTCCACATAGTGCTATAGCTAGAAAAGCTTTAGGAATTAAAAAGAAAATTCAAGCCTCTGCATCTCAAGCTGATACGCCAGTAGATAAGCCAGTAGATAAGAGAGAGAAGAAAGATAAAAAATATGTAGGCGTCCTACAGCAAGCACTAGACGCAGGAAGAGTAGAAGAAGAAGAAGAAAAAGCTAAAGGCGGTAAAGTAAAAAAGAAAAAGAAATCTAAAAAAGGTTACAGTAAGAAATATGCTAATGGTGGAACAATAAGAAAACCACGTCGAGCTTAATAGGAGGGTATAATGGCTTGCAATAATTGTGAATGTGTAGCTTGTGGAGAAGATGGGGAATGTAATTGTGAGAACTGCACTCCTGAAATGTGTGATTGTCAGAAGGTGGAGGAATAAAATGGGACTTACAGTTGAAGGTAAAAAAAATAAATCAAGAAAAATACCGGGAAAAAAAATTCCTGTTATTCCAGAATATGATACAACACCACTTCCTCGTATGAGAGGGGACAAGTCTTTTAAACCGTTTCAGGAAAAACCTAAAGCTAAACGTCGTAAAGAAATGCCTAATAAAGAAAAACAAGCATGGGCAGGTATGTTAAAATCCCTTAGTCTTCCTTATGAAAGGAAAGAACAAGCAGAAAAAATGGCGACTGATGAATTTAGACAGGCTATGAAGAAACCGGGAGCTATTGAAAAGTATGCAAGATCAGGATGGGAAGAAGAGCGTAGTAAGCGTGTACGAAAAGAAAGACAAGAACGAGCTAAAGAAAAAGGTGCAATACAAGATATGATGAAAGGTAGAACACCATATCAGGACGTAGCTAAAGGCGGCTATATTAAGAAGTATGCTAAAGGTGGTGGAGTAAGGAAGGTTCGGTCTTAAAATGGCTAATAAGAAACAAAGAGCATTAAAATTAGCAAAGACAGAAGCGCGTCTTTCTGGTATTCCTAAAGGTGGATCAACTCGTACTGGGATGACCAAAGCAGAAAAAATAGCGTATGAATTAGCATTAAGTACATTAGGAGTATCAGCAGCAGCTTTAGGAACTAAAGCATTAATTAAAGCAGGAACTCAACTACTAGCTAAAAAAACAGCACAAAAACAAGCTATTAAAAAAGGTAGAGCTACTACTGCTGCTAAAAGAACCGAAGGAGAAGTAGAGAAAACTGGCGAATACTGGAGTAAGCTTCAAGATAAAGCAGTTAAACAAAAACCAAAGTCACCAAAAAAGGGAAGTATGGAAGACCCTTGGAGATTGGTTGGAGATGTTGAAGATTCTCACGAAACAGCAGCGCGGTTATTAGGAGAAGTTACTAAAAAGAGAAAACCTAGAAAAAAAATTGTTGGTCTTTTAAAACAAAGAAGTGTCTCTAATAAACAAGAACATTTACGTTCTATGGAAAAACAAGAATATATCAATAAGATATTAGGAGCAGCAAAAAAAAGAAATGTAGATAAAAGTAAATGGAAAGAGATAGAAACTTTAGCTGAAGAACAATGGCTTAAAGCGAATAATCCAGAGTATTTACAATGGCTCAAAGATACAAAAAGATATCCTAAGAAAAAGGGAGGCGTTGTAAAAAAGAAGGTTAAAAAAGGCTACACAAAGAAATATGCTAAAGGTGGTGGAGTAAGAAAGGTTCGTTCTTAAAATA